ATCGCGTTTCCCAAGGCACGCAACTGAGATACTCGGTTGGGTAGCCCATCAACCAGGCGACCCACCGGGGGTTCAGTTGCCCAGTTGTCGCTTTGCGCCCGCCGAGATCGTCTATCACCTCGGTCGTCAGGCTTTTCTGCGTACCCTTTTTTCCACTCGTCCTGTCCTGATACCCCAGCCGCGCTTCGTGCGCGGCTGGCGTCGGCCACATCTTCACACTTCCCTGCAAATCTATCTGATGCTTCCCGATCCTGTTCTCCCAGTACTCCTTTGATCTTTCGTGGCCTATGTCTGTCGTCGGGGTCGGCCACATCCTCGCCCACCTGTCCAGACTCACGGACTTGTTTGTCTCGTAATTGAGCTTGCCCGTGCTGGGTGTCTTGTTGGTGTTCTTCCGCTCGATGTGATCCATGGTCGTTGGGGTCGGAACCATGTGATGTGGCTTCGCTCCCCCCAAACTCGAAACCCAGTTGCCGTGACCCCGGTCCACCATCGACGGGCTGGTCTGGTTCGCTGTCGCTGTCGCTGTCGGCGTGTGCAATAACCCAGATCCGCTGTCTGAGGTGCGGGGCGCCTGTCGCGCAAGCTGGAATATTAAACGTCCGCGTGGCGTAGCCTTCGCCTTCCAGATCAGTGAGTACTTCGTCCAGGCCCAGTTTGACGAGCCCAACAACGTTCTCTCCAATAACCCAAGTGGGCCGGAGTTCCCGGATAACTCTAAGCATTTCCGGCCAGAGATGGCGGGGGTCGTCCTGGGCGCGTTGTCTTCCCGCCTGGGAGAACGGCTGACAAGGGAATCCTCCGCAAACAAGGTCGGGTCGGGTGTCGGGGAAGTCGGATTGTTGGGCATCTCTTATATCATCCAGTATGGGTACGTCAGGCCAGTGGTGTTTCAGAACCGCCTGGCAATACGGATCCTGCTCCACGAAACAGGTCGTGCGGAAATGCCCGGTGGCCTCCAGCCCACGGGCAAACCCACCAATACCTGCGAACAGATCTACGGTAGTAAGGATCACCAGGCCCCGAGTATGACGCCGAAGCCCGAAAGCAAAAACCCTAGAAAAAAATATTCCGGTCCCATTCTAAGCTGCTTCCTTCCATCTATGAGGAAACCTAACCAATGGAGTGCGGGTCAATGCAAGGCTCCTCGGTCCATCTCATCCAGCATCCGCCGCAGCTTGCGGCGGAGCGTCTCGGCGTGTATTTCCCAAAGGGCCTTTATTTCCGGGTCATGGGCCGCGTCCCGCGCCTCCACGCACTTGAAAACCCGTTTCAGCAGCAGGTTGGTCGCCGGTTCTGGCAACGACTCACCCATTTTTGTTCTGGAGTTGGCGCTTTACCCATTCGGGAGTTGCATTTCGCTGCCGCGTCACCCGCTCCATTTCGTCGAGAATCTCGGCAAGGCTCCGCGTGACGCATGGTTCGTCGTCACGATGCAGCGCGTTGCATTCTGCGCAGATTTTCATTTCTCGTCCTCCGGGACGGGCATCAGCCATTCGCTTTTGTCGACCATCGCCCGGCAAGCGCCGCACAGCAAAGATTTCCACCCAAAATGATAAACATGCGTCTCCTCGCCACATTTTCCACAATGCACAGTTTTCCCAGCGCGCCCGGCATGCGTCCATTTTGGTATGGGCCGGAATTTTTTGGAATCCGGTAGAAACTCATTTTCCGACCCTTGGAAAGAATCTGTTTTCCGGCCTCGATCAAATAACCAGTTTAAAAATTTCATCAGTTTGCCTCCGTCTATATATATGAGAATACTCCTAGGAGTATAGGACCGAAAAACCCCTGTCAACATTTTATTTTTTTCTTGGAAAAGAAGCGGCGGGCTTCCTCGGGCAAGGACTCCCGCCGCCAAGGTGGTCGTTTTTGCAGCAGCGGGAGTCATCGCGCTGCTGCGCTCAGGGAGGTGCGCGTTAAAACGACCGCTCGACTATACACCGGTTGTGTCGGAAAAACTCCCCCAAAATTTCTTCCAGAATTTTGGGGGCTCCCTCGCCCAGAACTCCGCCGGTACGGACAGGCTTGCGTCGGCGTCGAAGAGGTACCAAGCGCAATTGTCAAACCCGCTTACGCCGTTCCCCATCCACGAAACCCGTCCAACCGATACAATCTTCCGGCAATACTCCAGATACTCGCTCGCCTGTTTGGTGTGCATCCAGTCGGCGTCAAAAAGCAACCACGTAGGCCTCATTTCTGACAGGTGTAGGATGAGACGGTGTAAGACCGGCCTGGACCATGGGGGGTTGGTGATGAACAGATCCGCCACGGCGGTGTCGTCCTCTATCTCGAAGGCGTCAAGGGTGCGGGCGGCCATGTAGCCGTTGGGGGCTATGTCGCTGGCGTATTTCAGCATCGGGCAGAATCTCCCGTCGTGCGCCACGCCTTCGAAGCTGGACAGGGCTCGGACGAGCGCACCGTCGCCGCTGCACGGCTCTATATATGTAAAGCGCTCGGGCAGATGGGGGATGAGCGGCTCGACTGCCGCAACAGGCGTCGGGTAGAAATCGCGCTCCCTTCGCGCAAAGTTGGATCGCTTGCCCACGTCAAAGCAGGTCGAGGACGAGCAGAGCGGTATACAGCAACGCCGCCACAAATATCGTCACTTTTCCGATTCCGTGGTCACTGGGTCCTCAATCGCTTTGCCGGTCGCGTTTTCCAGAACAAACGTGAACTGGCCGGATATCGTTCGCCGCTCTTTCGCGGCCAAGTTCTTGAGCACGCGGTAGCTGGAGATCGGTATGACAACGCTCTTCCATTTAGCAGGATTCATGGCACTATTCCTTTATGTCTGGGACACTATCGGATTTGTCCACAGTCGTCAAGTTCCCCCAGTCGGGGCCTAGCGATATATCGCATGGGGTAGGCACCGCAAGCTCCGCGGAGGATTCCATTATGTTGCAGAGGTCACGAGCCTCCGTCACCTCCGTTACGGAAAAGGCCAGTTCGTCGTGGATCTGGACGAGCGGCACCTTGCCTCTCTCCCGGTAGACCGCAGCCATCGCGGCCTTTGACTGATCGGCTGCGGACGACTGGATTAATTTATTCAAACTTTTGAATAAAAACGCCCTTTTGATATTATCGCCATATTCGAGGTGAGCTTCTTCTTTTGGGAGGGCGCGAGCGGAAACGAACAGGTTTGGCTCCCACAGATCAAACCGGCACTTGCGGCCAAGCAGGGACCGGACAAACCCACCCTTGTCGCGGTGAGCCACCTTCCGTTGCACGGCATCCATCAGTTCCTTCACGAAAGGCACGTCCTCGTGGTACTGGCGCATGAGCCGTTTGGCCTGCTCCGGTGCCACGTCCAGTTGCTCCGCGAGCCGTGTCTGCCCCATGCCGTACATAATGCCGAGGTTGATGGTCTTGGCGGAGGCGCGCGGGATGTTGGCGATGTCGGCGACCATCTGATGGAAATCGGTTTCCGGGTTGGTACGGTATGCCTTGACGAAATCGTCGGCCCCGGTCAGGCCTCGCTTTCCGACGAGGCTGGCGAAATGAACAAGTATGCGCGGTTCCTGCTGATCGAAATCCAGCGAGGCCCACTGCTCGCCTTCTTCGGGGAGGAACAGCCCCCGTATTTTTCTAGCCATGTCTGGATTGCGGGCGGGCTGCTGTTGCAAATTCGGGTTTGCCATGGAAATGCGCCCGGTTACCGTCCCTCCACCGTCCGACCGTAACTGGTTGATATGTCCGTGTATTCTTCCGTCCTCTGTATAGCGCAGGATGCTGGACAGAAACGTATTACCCACCTTGTCGTATTCCCGCGCCTCGGCAATCTTCTGGGCTACGGGGTGCTCATGCTGTGCAAGGAAGTTCTTGGTGAAGCTGGGCAGCCCCGTCTTGGTCCGGCCATAGGGTATGTCCAGATGGTCAAAGACCTTGGCAATGCTGGCTGCGGCCCATAGCTCGACGGCGAGGCCGGTCTCCTTCTTTATGTCAGACTGCATGGCCTTGACGGTTTTGATCAAATCTTGGCGGAGGCGCTCGGCGGCGTCGAGGTCCACCCGGATGCCGCGCCATGTCATCTCTATGCACAACGGGAGGACGGAGGTCTCCAGTTCAAAAACCTGCCACAGATCCTCCTTGGTCATTTCGGCTTTGAAGACCTGCCACAAATCGAGCGTAAGCTGGGCGTCGGCCTCGGCATATTCACCCACAAAGCAAGCCGGCAGCTTGTATAGCTCGCCTTTGGGGTCCACGCCAAATTCCTGTGCCGCCTCCCGGAGGGCGGCCTCGGACTTCATCAGCCCCAGATAATCGTATGACACGGAATTGAGCGAGTAGCTGAAGCGGTTTTCGTTCAGCAGGGGCGCGGCCAACATGGCGTCGAGCATCTTGCCTTTTAGGTCAATGCCAAGGCGCTTGAGCCAGCCAACGTCGTAGGCCGCGTTGAAGAAAATCTTGTCCGCCGGGTGGTCGGCTATCTCTTTCTGAAACCAGCGCATGACGATGCCACGGTCCAGATTGCCGCCGCCTTCATGGGCAATGGGCAGGTAGGCGTTAAAACCTGCGTATGCGACGGCAAACCCGACCACATCGCCGTGGCCGGTGGCCCATCCCGGCCCGTGTGACTTGAGCCGTGGGTCTTTGGTTTCCAGATCTATTGCGATTTCTGTGATGCCGCTGGGCGTCGGTGGTAGCTGCTCAATGGGCACCCACTCGGTTTTCACGCCCCATTGCGGCTTCTGGAGATTATCTTTCACGGCTTGACCGAGCCAAAGACTACGTTACCGAAGTCCAGAGGAATCTGGTCGTTCCGTTTTTCTCCCGCCTCGGCGCATTCGTAAGCCACGGCAGCGTATCCTGCACCGTCAACGTAATCGTCGCGGTTAAGGCTTCCCAGCTTCCGCCGCGCTATTTTCAATAGCTCCATCATGCTCGCAACGTCGGACGCAGCAAGTTCACCCTTGTTGTACAGGTAGGCATTCCAAAGACGCGCTATGTTCTCATGGTTTTCCAGCATGGACCCGTGGGTGCTGGCCCGTTCTCCGCCCACAACCTCCAAGGCCGTCTCCAAGACTTCTTTCGCTGTCATCGTCGCTCTCCCTTTAAAATAATGCGCCCGCACCGGCAATCATGCCTCCGATAAAAAGCAGCACAAAATATTCCCAACCCATTCTACTCTCCCAGTTTTCCTTGCGCGCCAAGCGCTTCCAGATCTTCTTCAATACATTCTTCATATCGCCCATCCTCGCTGTGAATCTTCCGCCATCTTGAGAACGAGATTTTGCTTCGCTCTCGTCACGCCAACATATAGAACGCGGTGGGCGTCGTCAGGATTCTTCTCCATTTCTTTCAGCGCTTTGCCGGTCAAGTCCATGAACAACAGGACGTTGTCCGCCTCGCCGCCCTTTGCACCGTGGATCGTGGACAGTTTGATCTTGGGCTTCTCGAATATGTTGATGCCCCGGTTGAGGAGCGCCGTGGCATAGGCTCGGTCTTCGTCCCCTATGCGGTCGAGCGCCATGTCCCAAGTGTCGTCCTGCGTCTCCAGACCAAAGTGCTGGCGCAGGACGGCTAGTGTGAAGAGGTCCTGTTCATCTGCGCCGCCGAGCATTTTCTTGGCTCCGCGCTTCAGGCGGCCCTCCCCGCTTGACATGTGGTCGTACAAGTTCACAGCCTCTTTAAGGGATATCTCATGTCCGGGGCTTTGTTGCAGATGATTCCACGAACTAATGGCATTCCGGACGGTCTTTTTGAGGGAGGGCGAGCCCTTGCGCTCAAAGTAATGCCCGCTGGAGGTGAGGCGGTCGGCCAGTTCATCCAGCATATAGTTGGCCTGCGCGAGAACCAGCCATTCGTCGTCGCCGAACGAGACCGTGCTGGCGTCATAAGTGCGCTCGACGCTTCCTTCCTCGTGGCGGGGCAGCCATACTTTCTTTTGCCTGCTGCGGATGCGCTGGACTACGGAATCGGCAACGGTATGGACGCTGCGCGGAATTCTGTAGGATTGGGAGAGCACCTCGGAGCCGCCCGGAAGTTCGACAAAGTGGTTGATATCAGCGCCGGCCCAGCGGTAGATGCCTTGATCATCGTCGCCGGCAACGAACATGCGGTCGCTGCGGTCGCTCAAATGGTGAGCCACTTTCCATTGCAGCGGGGTAAGGTCCTGCGCCTCATCAAGGAATACCACCTTCAGAATGGGGATGCTTCCGGGCTTCTCCGAAAGCTCCACCATCATGTCCGTGAAATCTCTCAGGCCATGCTGTTCCTTGAAGCGCTCGTACTCTTTATACAGGTGTTCAAACTCGTAATAGGGGATGGGAAGATCGGTTACGTTGTAAGCGTAGTTCGGTCCTTTGAGCGTGTTCCGCGCCAGATCAAACGCCCGCATGATGGGGTTGTTGGATTTCATCAGCATAAAGCCGTCGTCGGCTATGTGCTCGGTGCCGTTTGTTGACAGGTCCATCCCGGCCACGTCGCTGAAACCCCGGAGGTCCTTGTCGCCAAGTACGTCTGCCCCGTTCATGCCAAGAACCTGAAACGCCAGACTGTGCAGCGTCCGGAAGTACTGGAAGTCTTTCTCCGGGTCGAGGTTGAACCTCGCCACAGCGCGGTCCCGTGCTTCGTGGGCCGCTTTCCGCGTGAAAGCAAAATACCCTATTTCGTTAGGGGACATGCCGCCGGCCAGCAGGGCGTCCACCTGATTTAGCAGCGTGGTCGTTTTCCCTGTTCCGGGGGGTCCAAAATATCGAAACATCAGCGGCTCCTCAGAAATACATCGATTTCGTACCCGAGAATTCCCAGAAGGGCCTCGACCCTGTATATGGAGAGGTGGCGAGCTTTGCCGACATTCTCATATTCGGCGACCGTCCGTTGCGGCATCTTTGCTTTATACGCAAGGTCCTTCTGGGTCATCCCGGCCTCCTCGCGAAGGTCTCTTAAAACCTGGCTCCAGTTCAGGTGCTCGGTCATCAAAACGGAATCTCCTCTTCTTCATCGAACCGGGATCCGAACTCCTCGTTGATTTTTGCAAACGCCGGTATCGACCAGCACCGCACGGTACGGCCCTTGATTCGGAACTGCTCTGCCTTGCCGTCTATGTCGCGAAGGCGCTGCGCTATTTTGTTGGACTTATATTCGAAAAACTTGTTGCGCTTCAGAAACGCCTCGAAATCCTTGAGGCGGAAATAGGTGCGGCCTTCTTCTTCATCTGTCCATGGGCGACGAAGCAGGATCTCCTCCCTGTCGAGCGCCGCCTGCATGTGCGTGGTGAACTCTTCCAGCATGTCGTAGAATTGTCCGCGCAGGCTGGTGTCGTCGGACGTGGAGATCACCGCGCCCTCTGTCCCCACCATCTGGCCCAGCAGGTTGTGCATCTGCGCTTCCCAAGCCTGACGGGTGATGGTGCGCGGCATGAAGTTTATCTGCTCCATGCACAACATCTGGAATCGTAGCTGCTTCTGTAGACCTTCTGTGTCGAGTTCCACGGGGCTGCCATTTACGTCTAAAAACCAGAGGGGCGGCTCGCTGTCGTATTTTCGGAGGTTGGCGACGGTTGGCGTGTTTGCCCCGCCTCCGACGCCATGTTTGCGCGAGCGGCATAAATCCTTGTTGCAGAAATTGCAGATGGGCTGGTCGGCGCATTTGTACTGGTAGTCCTTCTTTTTTATCTGATCCGCGACAATGTTGACTTCTTTAAGGTCCAGCGCGGGCTCCATGATGGACTGGTTGTAATCGAGGATCTTTGTTTCCCAATCGTCGGGATAGGCTTTGCGGAGGTATACCCCAAGATTGAACAGGCCATTGTTCCGTGTGCCCTCGGGAAAGCCCTGTCGCATCAGGGCCTGTAGGCACGGCGGGCCGTCCTTGAGCCTCTCGTCCACCACCGGTACGGATTTGGACAGCAGGCCGTCCAACTGGTCCTCGGTTATTGCGGCGGCTTCGGCTTGGTCCAGAAATTCTGCGAGGGTAGCGGCGCTTCCGTCTTTATTGAAGGCGTACCGCAGGCCCCCTTCATGGTCGAAGTAGGGGAGGTTCAGGAAGTTTCCGTTATCCCCGCGCTCCAGAACCAGTTTGATTTGTTTGGGGAAGATCTCGCAGCCTCCGTACCCTATCTCGGCGGCTATTTCTTTTAATTTAAGCTGGACCTTCTCTGCCTCGATAAGCTCCTTGAAAAACAGGTACAGGTGCGCGCCTCCCGACTTACTACGGCAGACAACCAGAGGTATCTCCAGGAGGCTCAGTTTCTTCAGTATCTCGCCGTGGTCCAGCGGGTACTGGTCAATGTCGATAGCGCCCCACAGGCAGGCATTGTCCTCATTGATGGGAACGACGCCTATGCTTGCCTCGCCGCCGAGATGGGCTTCGTAGGTGGCAAAGGTCCGTGGTTCGTGGACGAACTTGTAGACGCCCTTCTGCTTTCCCCGAGCGTCCTTGGTTGTAAGATCCAAGGCACCGTAGGCTCGGTTCAGGCCACGGAACAGCCGCGCAAATCTTTCTGTTTCTTTTTTCATAGCAGTAAAGAGAGACCCCTAAACGATAGGGGACCGTTTAGGGGTCTCTGCTTCGGTGCCTAGAAGGGCACGTCTTCGTCGGATGAGGTTTTTTCTTCCTCCCTGACGTGCTTCACGCTCACCTGTCCAGCTAGGATGGATTCGGCAAAAAGCTTGGCTTCCGCATAGATGGACGGATCGGAGACCACGCTGTCCTTGGAAATCTGCCAACCGTGCCACGAACCGTTCTTGTTTTCTTCAGGAACGGTCTCAAGTTTCCAAATGTGGCTGAAGCGTGGCGGCGTGAAAAGACCGCCCTTTGAGTCTTTCATCTTCAAAGACCGCATGGCTGAGTTCCACTGCTTCGACTTTTTGAACTGCGTCGATTTCATGGGCAGCAGCGCCTGCTGGGTCATCCCGTCCTCGTCAATGATGAGAACGTAATGCTGGGCGGTGCGTTCGAGGTAGCGTCCGCTGCCCCCGACGACGTAATCCTTGTTGTCGTCGCCGCGCTCGGTCTGCGGAATGTCGTCTGCGGAACTGTAGATGTGGTGCGGAGCCCCGGTTCCCGTTCCGCGCGGCTCCCATTCGATATACTGGAGGGAGTAGGCGCAGTTGATGACGGTGACGCCGTCCTTGCCTTTGACGACATTTTTGGTGACGGTGTTATAGATATCACCGGCCTTGGCGTCATCGAGGTCGTCCAGTTCGTCGGACATCTTCTGCAAAACCTTGAGAAAAGGTATTGCGAGATCTTCGGAACTGAGATCGCTGACACCGACACCTGCGTCGGCGGCAAACATGTTTTCATCCATGATTGCAACTTCACCTTCACCCTTCTTCTTTTTCGCTATTGTGGTAGCCATGTCACTTGCTCCTTTTGATGGTTGCACGTTGTGTAATGAAGGCCCCGAATAAATCCAGCGGGATGGGGTCACCCGCTTCTACCCGCTCACGTAGCCAAGCCTTCAAGGTCATTGGTTCGACCTTCTCAAGCTGACTGGGCGTGAACCCTTGCGAACCGCAAAGTCCCACAAACTCTTTGGCTATGTCGTCTTCACCGCGACCAAAGGTGACGGTCACGTTGTTTTTGACGAGGTCGCCGAACTCATGGTCACGGAGCCACTGGAACGCCTCGTCCTTTCTGTCGCGCGGAATGGATGCGGCGTAGAGGGGCTTGACGGAGATCTCGGCACCGTCGGTCAGCGTAAACTTCTGCAAGCCCATTTCCTCAAGGGCCTCCGGAAGCTGCTCGTCGGTGATCTGATGTAGGGCCTGCTTCTTATCC